ATGTTTTAAGACTTATTACTATAAGGCAGGCACAAAAAAAGACGCATAGCGCCGTGGAGTTCTTTGTGCCTGTGTTTGTTAGACGGCTGCTGGAATTGTCACAACATGGCCATATAGGCCTAATGCTGGATCTGATTCTTTAGTCACATCCGATAAAGCCTGACCTGAAATTTCATACTGACCCAGTTCTTCATGAATTAATGGAAAAGTGGTTTCGGGTGATTTTTTAGTGCGCCATAAGCGCACAGCCATGTGCTTACCATTTGCTGTATTTACCCCTTTAAAGAACAATTCATATTCTTCATTGAAGTTGTTTGCCAAAGTGGTATGTGTTACGGCGCCAGTCGTATAAGTTGCCAGAATAGGCATCGTGAGGTCTGCTACATCATGGAAAATCACAGTGCCAAACTTAGCATCCACGGTGTACTGATCATCAGTAAGTGTTTTTGGTGTGCCACTAGCAGAATCCTTAAAAGACACTTGGGATAAGTTATAACCCTTTAATTGAATTTCCTGACCAGCAACCACAGTCCCTAGAGACTCATCAGTGATGGTGTTACTTGCAACTTCAGAATTTGTACCAGATACAATGTACTCCAGATTGTCTTTGTCCACTTCCTCAAGTGTTCCAGAGAAATTCACAGAGGTTGTATTCACCATTGTGAAGTCGGTTGTACGATTACCTGATGTTGATTCCTGGTGCTCAATAACATCTGCACCAATCTCAAGCTCAAAATCAGGCACGTTGCCCAGATGACGCATAGCGCCAGCAATACCATTGGTTAACTTGGATAAATAGAATTTACCCTGCAACGAGATATATTCTTTAGCCATTACTTTTCATCCCCTGTGGTTTTCTTGGCTGGAGCAGCTTTAGCTTCAGGAAGTTCCTGAATCACACCATCTGCCAGTAATTTTTTGATTTGTGCATCACTCAGCCCACCGACCATATCGCCCTTTTGAAAACGACCTACAGGCTGTAATGCTTTGTATTGTTTTGCCATGACTGGCTCCTAAATGAATTTTTGTGATTCAAAAATAATCGTGATGTATGCAAAGCCTGGACTATACCCATCCCGAACCGAAATCATTTCTAGTGCCGTTCGTGATGCCTGAGGCTGCCAGCCGGAAAGCAGTTGAATCACTTTCTCAGTCAAAAACCCCGCTTCATCACTTACAGCACGTCCATCGGTCATTTGAGATTGAGCATTGCGACATGCCACCGTAACCGCCCATTGCTGGCCAATCTGGTTGATGCTTCCACGACCTGCACTGGCTTTCTTGTCTATACGAACAAAATTGACATGTGCCGACGGCGTGACTTGCGACATCTCGGTTACGGTGACTGAGTTTAACGGCGTATAGATCTTTAGAAATTCTGGAATTTCTTTCAGTTTTTCTGCAATCTCATCACGTACCGCGAAGAAGGTGCTCATCTATAAAACTCCCAACAATATCCAAAACCATAACCTCGTCTTCAGCATCAAGACCGAGTTGAGTCCGAGGCGGTAGAATCGACTGCTTAACTTTCCGATATTGGCCACCCACTGCAAAAGTGATGTATTGGCCATTCTTAGGCAGGATGGTTGCGCCGTAATGTAGATGTGGTGCATACGCAACATCTGTACCTACTTCCACACCACTTGAGAGCACATTGTGTGTGTAGGAATTCATCAGACGACCAGTATCACGCAGCGTCTCACCAACGCCCACACCATCACGTCCTTGCAGCTTGGCTCTCCAGGAAATCTTCCACGGATTTCCATCTACACCAGTACCAGTTAGAAACCGATGCTGAATACTGTTGACCAGCCCAGCACCAATCTCATCAAACAACTGGCTCTTGAGCGAATCAAAGTTACCCAATTGTTTAAGCACCGCTTCAATAGGTGAGCTATCAGCTTGAATGGTTATTGCGAAAGGCATAAACACCTCACTTTATACTGGGCATCTGGTCCAAGATAGAATCTCCAAAAACACCACCGGTGTAACTTGTCCCGATTGGCGCCGTTGATGGCTTATTCTTTGGTTGGTCATCCACGATCTGGTTTGTTTCAGGCAACTGGATCTGCAAATGTGCTTTGTTGTCAGCCACACGCTTTAAGAATGCAATTGCATCCTCATAGCGCTGTCGAACTTCTTCTGTTGGTTGCTGAAAATAAAGACGATAACGCGCAATATCACACGCCATACGCTTTAAATTACTCGGCACATTGGGAAGCGGCAAAGGATAACGACCACCGATGTGACCGTTAATTTCCTCTGTTGCATCCTGGATTGCATCAGTTACTGAGGACTGAGAAGGAAGCATCGTTTTCAGACCTTCAATCTCATCACCAAATCGTGCGACCAAATCTGATTCAGTCGCGTACATGGATCACCTACTTGGTTTCGTCAGCAGGCTTGGTATCTGCCTTAGGCTTGGCTGCAGGTTTCACCTTTTCAAGTTCAGCAACTTTCGCTTTAAGCTCAGCAACTTCTTGATCTACCTTCGCCTTGTCAGCAGCTGCAGTCTGATTAGCTTCAGTTAAGGTTTTATTTACTGCTGTTAGCTCAGCATTGGCCTTTTCAAGCTCAGCCAAACGTGCAGCGGTATTGTCTACCTCGGGCTCTTCTTTGGCCTTAGCCTCTACAATAGCCCCAGATGCTAAAAGGGCCTGAAGTTGTTTAGCTTCAAGCCCCTCTATTTCCTGACCTGGACGAAAGTGTCCGATCGACTGTTTTGCAATGTACTTTGACATGTATTACTCCTTAAACGAATCCACGACCGCCGACTAAGCCATTCTTATTGTTTGGAACAGCAAGTGGAGATGATTCAGCAAGCATTTGAATGCTTGATGGGTTCTTTTCCTGCCACTGGCTTAAATAGAACTCTAGAGCCTGACCAAAGGCCTCAACGTTCTGAAGTGCACAGTGTGCAACCCAACCATTAGCATCAGAAACTAGACCAAAGAAATCTTCTGGAATAAAACGATCAGAGGAACCGCCCATATTATGACTCACGTCATAAGTCCAGATTTCAATATTATCCACTGTGCCGCGGAATTGAGGCTTATCAGCTTGATCGAAAGTCGGAGTTAGTGGAACGCTAATACCAGCATACGGCGCAATGAATTTTTCTTTGAACTCTGGATCCTTGATTAAGGTGTTGTAAACCTTAGAGGTCGTCAAAGCCATAATAGGTGATGTGCCTGAATGCTCGATAGACAAGTCGATCATGGCTTGAATATCTTTCACTGGAGTCGCACCAGCCTGTCCCCATTTAATTAATGGTGCGTAATTACACGCTGGATTACGTTCATAATCCACTTTGTACATCGGAAAGTCTGCAGAAGCAAAAGTGGTTTTACCGTAGAGCAAGACATCACGTGCAATTAGTAACTTTCGGTTTTCAATTGACTGACGCAGATACAATGCTTTTTGAGCTTGGTCGATCAGCAGCAGATCTGCATCAGACAAACGATTTGAACCGGTGGCGATTACACCAAATTGACGTAAGCGTGCAATCAGCGCCGTGTTCTGCACTTCACTCGGCATCACCGTCATCATAGGTTTCAGGTAAGCTGGCTTAACGAATTTCACGTTACCAGATTCACCCACTTTGATCTGTCGACCAGCTGCAGTCGGAGTCACAAACGGCGCAAGTGGAGTTGCTGTATTTAGCTCACCTACTGGAACTTCTTTTTTAGTGTAGGACACACGTTGTGGGAAGAAGCGGTCCATTAACCAGGTATCTACCTTTTGAGTAGTATCGGTTAATAGAACTAGCTGTGGTACATCCAGCAATTCAACCGGTGCATTTTGAAATGTAAAAGTTTGACTCATGTTTTAGTTCCCCACAACTTTACGAAGTTCGATTTTGTTAACCAATGCTTGTGCACGTACTGCATCATATTGAGCAGTAGTCAGCGGCGTTCCATTTACTGTAACTTCAGCAATATCAAATGGGCCTTGCACGTAGATTGGCATTTCAAGATTATTTGCAGCATGGTAAGTGGATTGCTCTGCTGTAAAATCTGACACAGCAATTGCATTCCAATCACCAACGACACCTTCTGTGACTACCGGATGGTCAGCAAGATTATTGGTACCAACTTTCAGCAAATCCCCACGCTTGTACGCCGTAGCTGTTTTTACTTTGGCATTCTCAGTACGAACACCATCACCGACCACCAGCTGTTTATTTTCAATAGTGCCTATTAATACCTGACTCATGATTTAGCTCCTTGTTGCTGTGCTGCTACAAACTGATTGAATGCCTGATCCAGAGCTGAGCCTTGCTGTTGTGGCTGACTACCCTGTCCACCATTCGCCTGATGACTAAACAAATGGGCAAATGCCGGATTTACACCTGGTGTTTGTTGTTGCTGTTGTCCAGCTAGCGGTTGTTGATTACCTGCAGAGAATTGACGAAGCTGCTTAGCAGTAAAGCTAAAAACTGAATCATCCATATTGGTATAAGCTGTTTTATCTTCAGCACTGAACTGTGTTTTCAGCTCAGTTTCTAAAGCTGCAATTTCATCAGCACGTTTTTGCGCTTTGAATTGCTTAAGTTCAGCCAGTGCTTCATCACGCTCACGCTCTGCCTGCTCTTTGGCCTGTTGTGCTTTTTCTAATTCGGTCACGTCTGTGTCCTCTTTGGTTGGGTTTGGATTGGCTTTGCCCGAGAAGGCTTTAATTGATGTGTTGCGATCAGCACCAGTTGAGCAGATCGTAAATTCACGAATACGGTTTTGACGGAAGATGGTGATTGGGCCTTCAAACGACTGGCCATTCACAGTGACCGTTTTGCCTTGTGAGACCTCCTCAATAGACCCTGGATCAATCATCATCGACATTTGGAACGGGAAACCATCATCAGAATCCTGAACAATTTCCTGTGCTTTGGCATTCGTAAGGAAATCACCAGAAACATCAATCTTTCCATTTGTATCTACTGTTTGAACAACACCAATTCGACTTGAGCCAAAGTGTTCTTCAAGCAAGGCTGTCGGCTTATCAATCTCGATCCCATCAAGATCAAAGACCACGCCAGAGCGCCCCCAGTACCAATGACCATCAACACGTCCACCAGCATAAGCAGTGCCTTTGAATTTTCGTTTCTGCCCTTCTTCAGCTTTTGGCACTTCAATTGCCGCAGCATTAAAGAGATACTTCAGCCGTTCTTCATTTGGATCTGGCATTTTCATGCTCCATAAAAAAAACCGCCCTTTCGGACGGCATAAAATAGGTACAAAAAAACCCACTAAGGTGGGTCATTAGTTTAAGTATTCTTTATAGGTATCAGCTTAAGTTTCCATTCACTATCAAACCTCTTATTTAGAAAGTTTGTTATTTGGTTCTTACGATCTTTGAACTCATATGGAGTTAGGACTATTACATTCCTTCCGCTCGATACCCCATACCTTGTAAATCCTGTAAGCGCTCTCCTTGTAGAGGTATTGTTTGATAAAAAAACTTTTGCCTTTCCTTCTCTTATTAATTGCTTTCGGCCTCTTATTTTAGGGCACTTATCTGCGGGTATTTCGATCTCAATTGCAAAACAGTCCATATCCCAACCAAGTGACTAAGCTATACAGATTTTATAAATCCACTTCGACCCTAATCCAATATTTAAATATTCCATTCGTTGTATAAAAAATGTAGCTTAAACATTGCCCTAAAGCAGATTAATTAGTTAATAAATTAATTGATCAATGGCCTGATAGTATAAACCATTCGCCCTTCAACCACTTCTATCGCAACCACTTCAAAAGACAACCCCATCGGCATGAGAACACCGTTACCAGCATTTAACATATCCAGATCGATACCCAAACCTTTAGCATTCTCAATCTGAATCACGATATCTGAAGCTGTATCAACCATCAGCAACGGCGCATTCAACTGGACTGTCTGCCCGATCTGATAAGCCGCTACCTGCTGAAGCGTTGCGGCACCTACTACGGTAGAAGCCGCATTGCTTGCCATAGCCTGAATAGCTGCCATGTCAGTAGTAAGCCAGCGTTTAAGTACATCATCAGCCAGAGAGCTTGTAGCTGAGTTTAAATAGCCAGTCAGTGCGGCATCATTTCCTTGCACATAGTCCAGAAAGGTGCGGATTGCACTTGGTCGAATGCTTGGATCTAGTGGAATGACTGTATTGGCAACTGTGTCGAATAAGTCCCGAGTCTTATCATCCATCGGAGCAAAAAGACTGGTGAGCTTTTTACTCGCCGTCCATTCTGCTTTGATGAGCTCTTTCTGCTCTAGGAGGTATTCCTTATCCAAGGATGAGGCACTGATCTTTTTATCTACCAGCGATTCAAGCTCGCCAAACTGCAGTGGATGAGAACTCCAGTCTAAAGCCTCAGCCACTTCTGGCAATTGATCCTCAGGTGTAATCCCGTACTTCAATGCCTGCTTCTCGGTTAAGGCCAAACATGTGCATCTACAGCGGAAACCCGTTGGAGGATAATGTGTCAGCCAAAACGGATGATCGATCGGCAAAACAATCTGATTCAAGGCCAAATGACTGGGACGCACTCGACTATCATTGATAGCCGAGTACATCAGATAAGATCGTTTAGCCTTATTGCGTTGCTGTTGTTGCCACCGGCCATGACTATAAGCACTCTGGATATTGGTACGAAATACATTGTCCAGGTAATGCTTTGGCAGAATGATTTCAGATTCTTCAATCAGCTTCTGAAAATCCTTGAAAGTACCGCCGTCGGCAATGGATTTATTCACTGCCTTAATGACCGTCTCAACCTGCTCAAGACTCGATAGAAAGCTAACCGTGGTTGCCATCTGCCGGGTCTTTAGATCCATCGAATAGAACTCATCAGGCAATACAATCTTTTTATTGTGAGCGTACCGAAGCGCCTCAAGAAAAGTGACTGGTTGCATAGCTTACTTCCCGTTTTGAGCCGTTACATACCCCAACACATCTGCCGCATACAAAGCCTGATCTAGATTGGCCGTGAACTGGGTTTGAGTTGCATCAGGTATTAATTGCATTAAGTTATAAGCCAAGCTTTCTGGACCATCAGACTTGAACACCAATTCCTTGACCTGATCCGGTTTTAGTAGCTGCAATTCATTTTGGCCATCAGTCAGTTCTTCAACTTCCTGCTGTTCAGATGAAAGCTTATTTGCAAATGCTTTAAAGTTGAATGCTTGGCGTGGTAAAGCCGTGAATTGATTAAACTGCTGTGGTGCTGGTTCGGTCAAATCTTCATCCTGCAATCCATACTCACGAATGAAGTAGGCATTTGAGAGATTAGCACCTGCATTTTTAAGATGGACATCGCGCTCAGCCTGATCTTTATTCAGTGGTTTGGGTTTCTCACCAAGCATCACCTTGTATTCACCCCACTGATTCAAGGCACACAAAGCATCAACCACAGCCTGTAATGTTGGCGTAACTAATCGAATGTCAGACTTAAGTTTATCCATCCGCACATTTTCATGCACTTGGCCAAGGCTGTAACTTCCCTTTCCATCCGTTCCACTGGTAAGTGTCTGCCCTAATACAACTTTCTGGATCTGGCGAATCAGCTGATTATTGAACGATTCGAATGCTGCACCTGCTGAACCGTTTGTTCCTGGTGCAGAAAGGATTTGAACATCATCCTCTACATCAATTGAAAGTACGCTTTGAGCATGAGCATTTAATAGCGCTCGGCTCATATCCTCGGTATCAGTGTCTTTGCACTTACCCAATAGGATTGGCGTCCCAAAACGTTCTAAGAATTTAGCCCAGAACTTGAAACCGTTTTGCTTAAAGAAGAATAACCAATACAGTGTGGCTAATAATGCTTTACCGTATGGCTGTTCGTATGTGGCTTTACGGCGTGTTAAGAAGAATT